ATCTAATTGCGGAACTTGTGAAACTGTATGTGGTGCTGGTCAAGAGTGTTGCTCTGGTGTTTGTAAATCAGTACAAACAGATGAATCTAATTGCGGAACATGTGGTAACGCTTGTGCTGCTGGCGAACTATGTTGTTCTGGTGTTTGTAAATCAGTACAAACAGATGAATCTAATTGCGGAACTTGTGAAACTGTATGTGGTGCTGGTCAAGAGTGTTGCTCTGGTGTTTGTAAATCAGTACAAACAGATGAATCTAATTGCGGAACATGTGGCAACGCTTGTGCTGCTGGCGAACTATGTTGTGGTGGTGTTTGTAAAATTGTACAAACAGACGAAGCAAACTGCGGAACTTGTGGTAACGCTTGTGCTGCTGGTCAAGAGTGTTGCGATGGTGTCTGCAAAGCACTTCAAACAGATGAAGCTAATTGCGGAGCTTGCGGTAACGCTTGTAGTGCTGGCGAAGAATGTTGTTCTGGTGTTTGTAAAGCACTCCAAACAGATGAAGCTAATTGCGGAACATGTGAAACTATATGTGGTGCTGGTCAAGAATGTTGCTCTGGTGTTTGTAAATCAGTACAAACAGATGAAGAAAATTGCGGAAATTGTGGAACTGTATGTGCTGCTGGTCAAGAATGTTGCGGTGGTATTTGCACAGCCGTACAAACAGATGAAGCTAGTTGTGGAGGTTGCGGAATAGAGTGTGCTGCTGGCTACACCTGTTGTTCTGGTGTTTGTAGAAACACAGCAACCGATCTCAGCAATTGTGGAACATGCGGAAGCTCTTGTAGCGGAACATGTTGCAACGGCTTTTGCAAAGCGACATATGAGGATGAATTAAATTGTGGTGATTGCGGAATAGAATGTGCTGTTGGCGAAACATGTTGCTCTGGTGTTTGTAAAGCCGTACAAACAGATGAAGCAAACTGTGGAACTTGTGGAAACACTTGTGCTGCTGGTTACACATGTTGTTCTGGTGTTTGCAAAGCATTACAAACAGATGAAGCTAACTGTGGAACTTGTGGAACTGTATGTGCTGCTGGCTACACATGTTGCGATGGTGTCTGCAAAGCACTTCAAACAGATGAAGCAAACTGCGGAACTTGCGGAAACGCTTGTGCTGCTGGAGAAACTTGTTGCTCTGGTGTTTGTGCAAATACAGAAACAAGTTCATCTAATTGTGGATCTTGCGGAAATGCATGTCCAGCTGGCGAAACTTGCGAAGAAGGAATTTGTTATCTGCCTCCACTAACGGTAAAATTAGTTTTCCGTGCTTTCGTATGTGCAAGTGATTTTTCAAATCTTCCAAATGAACTTCCTGCTGGATCTAGAAGTGTTAATTTCACAATCACTGTTGGTGGAACTACTTTTGCCAGTGGTTCTGTTTCAAACATTGGACCCGGAGGAGTTGCAGCAACCTTAGCATCAATTACGATTCCAACAGGAACATCATTTAATATAAATATAAGTGGGTATGCTGGGTCGGCAATTATTGGTAGCACTAGAGCATCTGGTCAAATGACTTATACTGGTGCTGTTAAAACTGCAGATAATAATGCATGTTAAAAAAACAGGCTTGATTTTCAAGCCTGTTTTTTTTCTTTAATTTAGAATTTTTTCTATTCTTTGTAGGATACCCATCGGTTACGAACGAATAAAAGATTTGCAAAAAACCCACAAAAGGCAGAAATCAGATTTCCAGCAAATGGAACATATAGTTCACCTACCGGATTGAGCAAAAATGAGATTCCTAAAGAAAACCAAAAACTGCTGCATTCATGGCAAAGCATTGGAACATTAACATATGGTATCTTAGCTACCAAGTTTCTAAATGGTCGTGCAACATCGGTGTCGGACCAAGCGTATGCGACACCGAGACATGCAACTAGATAAATTAAAAATATCATAGGAAATAAACCCACATATAATCGAACTCTCGAACAACCGAGAAGCTTCTAAAAGTTTTTCCGGTAATAGTCTTGTTGAAATTAGCCCAAGCTTCATCACCAAGCTGCACCTTGAAAACCTTACCATTAATTGCGTTATTTACTCTTTTTAGCTTAATGGCTTCAAGTTCTTTAACTATCGCAGCTTTATCCTTGTAGTACTTTTCCAAAATGTTCGGATCAGCAGCTACTTTGTCGGAAAAAAACTTGCCAACCTTTCCTCTGCATGAGCAGTTTGGGTTGGTTTTTAATGTTGTTAGGTCGGCAAGAATATCTGGAAATTCCGCCTTTAGTTCAGCGAATAAGGTTTCATCCTTGATGATCATATAGATGAGATCTGGCATCGTGCCGAGATCTACAGTGATTGTAGTTTCCATAAAATTAATATAGTTTTATTGTTTTATTTTTTTGATTTTTAAAAATATTTTTTTACAAATCAAAACAAATAGATCTACCGCCTCTAGCCTCAGACATGAATCGACTAAACAAAAGACCTTCATATACTGGATCGACATCAGTGATTCCAAGGCAATAACAAACCAAAGATCCACAAGCACTTCCTCTTCCGGGTCCTACAGCTTGAGTTCCATCACCACCGATATTTTCTCTACACCATTTTCTTGCTTCGTCAGTCATCATCTTTTGAATAAGAAAATATGTACTAAAACCTTTGCGAGTTATAAGGCTCAACTCTTCAATTATTCTATTTTTATATTCTGTAGTCATTGGCAAATTACGATGTTTAAATCCTCTCAAGACTTCATCCTTAAGCCTTTGGTCACAATCTGGAAATATAGGTAGTTTCAGACTTCTATCTAATTCGACACCTTTTGCTTTACGACAAATCTCTACTGTATTCTTTTTAGCTTCGCAAAAAATTTCATAAGGAATAATATCTTTATAATCACTCAGCCACTTTTCATTAAGTTCTTCCTCAGATTTCATCCATAGATTAGCATCCTGCAATTCGAAGAAATCCTGCATTGAATCTTCTTTCATTGCCCTTTGAATTTCTTTTAATGTTCTGTTGGTCTGAACCATCAACATAAGTCTTTGCAAGTGACTATCTTCTTTACGGCAATAATGACAATCTTGCGTAAGAATAATCTTCAATCCAAATTTTTGCTTTGCTTTAACAATAAAAGCGTCATAAGGTTTTTGTTTAACAAAATCTAAAAGCATAATTTCAAGCAGATAATTTTCTTTACCAAACATCTGAATGTATCGTTCTATCATTTGAAATCCAGCTTCTTCTCCGCCAGCATCAAATGCTCTGCCAACTTCGCTGTTATAGCAACAACTTGTAAAAAATAAGCCTTCTTTATGCTTCTCAAGTTGTTCGTAATTTACTCTTGGCTTTCTATAAAATCCTTTCGTCCAACCCCAAGATGTCAAACGAACAAGATTTTTATATCCAGTTTCATTATATGCTATGGCTAATAAGTGTGGACTTGCTCTCAGTTCCAATAATTCACTTGGAGAGAGAGATTCAGAAAATTTTTGCATGTCCGACAAAGAAGAGGATTGTGGTTGCAATCTATTTACATAAAGTTCCGCAGCGAATATGGGAGAAAGTTTATTTTTCCCATATTTATCACATATCTTTTCGCATGCTTTGATTTGTCTGGGAACTGCTCCCAACATGCCATGATCACTAATTGTAAGAAAATTTTGATTTATTTCTGTAGCACGAACCGAATATTCTTCGCATGTTCCAAGCCCATCGAGGACGGAAAAGTCGGAGTAACTAATGAAGGTGGAGATGTTCAAAACCAACAATCTCCACCTTCATTGTTACTCCTTTCGTAAATGTCATTGTTCAATCTCTTTGTTTAGTTTGAAGCCAAATTAAAAATTCTTGCTTATCGTACTTTGCATTTTTACGACAATTCTCAGAAGCTGAAATTGGTCGTAAATTTTCCAAACAATTGATCAAAGACAAATCCCAAATCTTATGATCTGAAAACGCCTTGATTGGGAAAATATGGTCAATATGCCACTTTCCATTTTTTACCTTTTCATAATTCTCATGATTGATTATATGATTTTGCAATTCTTTATAATCATAGCCAAGTAAAGCTGAAGTTTTAGACTTTTTTACTCTGCCAGTAACCGCCAAACTCATACTCAATAATTTATACGATCTCTGTCGAAATATCAAGTCCATTTTAAATTTCTCTCGATCATCAACCCATTCATAATGATTTTCTCCAGATCGTTTGGCAATTCCGCAATCCCAACATCTTTTACCTGTTCTGAAATTATTCCAAGAGATCTTTGCTTCTTTGCCACAAGAACAAATATATCGCATATTCTTGGAAGACTTTTCGTATTGATCCAAAAGCGTACAACCAACGGCTGCGAATTCAGATTTTATTTTTTCATGAGAATAAGAGAATCGTTCGCTTATTTTGCGAGAACCGCAATTTTTACATCTATTGCCAGATTTGAAACTATAAAAAACAATTTTAGATTCGTTTCCACAAGAACAACGATACCTCATTGGTGTGCGAGCATTGATATAAGTATCTTCTAATAATTTGCAACCATTTTTTAAGAAGAAACTTTGAACGAATTGATAGGTAAGTCTTTGACTTGAATATTTCATAAAACCTCCAATATATTTAGTTGGAGGCTTCACAATTATTTCAATCTTTTAGACGGTTCTGCAGAATTAAAAGTTATTTCTTAATTGATGCCTTTGTAGGTTCTTCAGACTGTATTTTTTTCCATTTTTCAAATTCATCAGATAAAGCTTGAGCTTGAGCTTCAAGTTCTTTTAATTTTACCTGTGTTTTTTCATAATACTCTTTTAATTGTTGTTTAATCTGTTTTTTCTCATTGTGAATTTCAGAAACTCGCTGAGAAAAAGTGACAAATTCATCTGATAATAGCCAATCCATAATTTTTTCCTTTATTTCTTTTCTCGAATTCTTACATTAGCAGGATCATTATCGAAACATTCGAATACGACATCAGTACCATCATGACCTTTAGTGGAAAGAAAAACATCATTTCCCCAAATGAATCTTAGACCAACCAATACATCTCGAACATAAGGCTCATGAAGCGGTCTGCCTTCAAATGTATGCTCAAGCATCAGATAGCCCTTACCACGATAATTAGGCTCTGTTAAACGAATATCTGGCAGTCCTCCATTTACATGGCGAGCCATCAACAATTTTTTTATCTTATTGTAATCATGACTTTCAAGAATCGTCTCTCCGCTTGGATAACGCTTATGTTCAAAGTATTCTTGTTCTCGACAGAAATCCTCGGTAAAAAATTCATGTATTAAAGTTAGATCATCGTAATACTTTCTAACTTCAAATATTTTTTCCTTACCAAGCATTGCCTTGGTATCCCATTTTTCTTTCTTGCTAGAATTTGTGCAATCATCCCATTCATTGCCGAATTGACCTTTATCCCAACGATTGCGAATATCGGACAAAAGATTATATCCTAGCTTATAAGGATTGGTGCTATATTTTCCACCAAGAACACCCATCTTGTGTGCAGCGTATTCAATGATTCCAGAATCATGAGTCTTTTGACCCAAGCCGACATAACCCTGTTCTGCCATGATAACATGGTCAGTCATACTATTATGATTCATAAATCCACAAGCCGAATATCGATGACTTGTTTCTACTGTAATGTCATACACTGTATCTTTTCCAATTTTTTCGATAGAAACAATTTCATCTTCAAGTTTTTGATCAATAAACCATTTATGATTGTCAATATACTTCTTTAACTTTTGCTGTTTTCTAGATAATCCAAAACCTATTTGCTCATAATACTTTACCGCTTCCTGTCCGGTTATGCGTACATGCCAACAAGAATCTTTTTGTTTGCGTCTTGTTGATAATATGCAAAAATTCAACAAAACATTTTGTATTTGTCTGGAAAGAACTTCGCTTGCGGTGGAAAGAATGACACCAGCATTCCCCGCATAACCATCACAATCAAAATACGATCTTACAAAAGAAGCGATAACACTCTTGGGCGATTTAAGAATAATTTCTGGTATTTGCTTAATCCTAGCACAGACTCCAGTTTTCATTCCCAAATAAACAAGTAGTTCTTCAAGTTCTTTTGAAGTTACAGAAATTCTATATCGACCATTTTTAGATGTGTCATCCCAACTAGATTTACAATCTATACTAAATAATTTCTTTGTAAGACGAATATAATTATCGGCTTGATCTTTATCTCCAGTTGTTAAGCCAAGAGTTCTCTTGCTTTTAGATATATGACCATCTCCAATCATATATCCAACAAATGAAGCAAATTCTTCATCCATAAAAAAAGGCAAAGATATACATTTCCTTTTATTTCTCATGCATGTCATAGACTGATCATCATATTGCTTGAGCAATTTGTCTAAATTGTCATTTTTTTCTTCACCTTTATAATGATATTTTCTATAAACGACTTGAGACATAGTCACTGATGCTTTTTTACAAATTTGCTTCAATTCTATCCTTTTATTGGGCAATTTATAATCGATTTTTTGATATTTTTTCGTCCAAATATTTGAAAATGATATTTTAACTTTTTCACCTACATTCATTTTATCAAGACGAACCCAATCATTATTACCCATAATTCTATGATTATTTGAACCCTCAAAAACATATCCTCTTCTAGTTTCAATCCTATAAACATCACGATTTTCAAAAGTGAACCAATTTGTAACATTTCTAGATTTTTCACCATCATAAACCATAACAGGCAACTTTTTATCGACAATTTCACCTAATGTCAAAATGCCCATATTTGTAGATACAAGAGAATCTTTTCGTCCGCAAGCCCATCCTTCGTTTAATACTTTGGTTTGTCTCTGTGGGAAAAAATAAATTGATTCTTCATAGATCATAGACATGATATCTTGTTGCCAAGGCTTAAGTGGAGCATTATCACGCAAAAATCCAAATATATCTTTAACTGGTTCTATAAAAAATCCAAGTTCTTCTGCAAGATCCTTATCTTTTACCTTTTCATTTTCTCTTTCTTTGAACTCTTTTGTGTTGATGTAATTATCCATATAAAATCGATCACTATCAACTTTAAGTCTTTTTGGAAATCTATAATTTCTTTTATCAATAATATTTCTATCTTTGATAACTTTTTGATGCCAAGCCGATGCTCCATCAACCAAAGTATCAATGCGAAGTAAATAATCAAGAAATTCAGTAACCTTTTCCTTGCCCCATCTAGCCATATATTTTTTAATACGGCTACTATGATTTGCCATGTTGTTCAACATGTTTGTATCAGTAGCAGAAAAGTGAATATTATTTTTAAAGAAATCATTATGACCAGTGGCGTGAGCGATAACAGTCAGATGATCCAATAATGTGTTGCTATCTAAGCAATAGATGTAACATGGCGATGTGTTATGAGTAATCAATCCATATGCAATAAAATCATGAGCATCATGATCCAATGCAATATCAACAGTTTCGATCTCATCTCCATCAACAACATGCTCAACAACAAATAAAGGATTTGAAATAATATCTTTAATTTCATTTGGAACACTTAATCCTTGATTTTCTGCTCTTTGTACAAATGAAGAAAAAGAATTAATCCCAACTTTTTGTTTCTCGAACATTTTAATTGAATAGCCAAGACTATGGTTGTTATATGTTGTAATGTTTAGATTTTTTGCCCACATAATCAATTGTTGTTGAATATATGGCAACTCCATACCTCCATTACGACAAAATTTTCTATCAAGTAATTTTTTAAGTAATTCTTGCTTATAGTTAAGCACAAAACCTATTCTATTGTAAAATTTATTTTCAGCCCAAATTCCCTTAATTTTAACAACATTAATATATTTTTGATCACCTTTTTTACCCTTGCCATTTTTTAATGTTTTTAAATTAGAAAGAATTCCCATTTCTGAAAGCATAATCTGAACATCATCTGCCAATTTTTTATTGTAGCAACTAAAACCAACATGGTTAACCACATAGCCATCAGTATCGAACAAACCACGAATAAAAGCACATCTATAGGCAGGAGGAGACTTCCAAATAATATCTGGAATTACTTTTTCTTTAAATGTGTTGCCTTTCTTTAAACCAATCGAATTAACAAAATCAACTGCGTTTTTTGAGCATAATGTTACATTGAAACAATTTGGCTTTTCGTAAATATCTGCTCCGATTCCAAATACCTTTTCAAACAAAAATACAACATGTTCTGCGTATGACCTATGTTTTTTACCAACAGCAACAGTCAACATATTTTCAGCCGACTTTACTCCTACTGATCCATCTCCAACCAAAATTCCAAGAAGTTCTGCCAATTCCATAGTAATCTGATTTGGCGGATAAATTTCTTTGACACAATGTCTAATGTTTGGTCTTGTTGATTCAATGACTTGTTTTGATGACCAGTCAATACTTGGTGCATCCCAATTATTTTCATAAGAATCAGTTCCTACAAAAATGTCACCAGAAATAATTTCAGATGTCTTTTTCCAGATCAAACCTTTATCGGAAAGTATACGCCACTTGTGATTTGGCGTACAAACTAATGTCTGACCACCTTTAAGAAAAATTTTCTTGGTTTGAGAAGAATTTTGTTTTTTTATGGCGACAACATTCCTAGTTTCACTACCAACAATAACTTGATCTCCTACCTTCACATCTCCAGCTAGAATTGTACCACGCTTAGTCAAAACCGGAGCGTCAAGTTCACAGCAATTGATAACCATCTCATATATTTTGTGCATTTGATTTTCATATCCACGCTGCAATTCTTCATATTGCATGCCAAATGACCAATGTGGATATCGTACTGGAAAACCACCATACGCTGCTACTTCAGAGATTTCATCGTAGGTAAGAAGTTGCACTACGGTTGGATAAAAGTCCAAACCCCAATCTTTACAAACATTTAAAATTATTTGAGCATATTCTTTTAATTGTTTTGGAAGCTGAACTCCGGGAATTGTGTTGTCGCCAATAAGAAGCGAAGAACCATGCATGAACTTATTAGACATCTTATAAATCCTTAAATTTTACTTTGATTTTTGATTACCCATCAAACTTTTAATTGCATCTAAAATTTGATTATTTCTAATTTCATCATCACGCATATTCGAATCATTAGGATTTCCATTTCCAAAGTTAATTTCGGTGGTACGAATATTATTTTTATCAAGCTCTCCAGTTTCCAATGCCTTATCGACATGATACTTAACACTATTGGTATAGTTATAAGGCAAAATTTGTGTGATCCCGACTAAATTAATATCCTTTTCTGGAAATGATTCTTTTAATGTGTTGATAAATACTTGATTATCATCGCCCCAATTATCTCCATCCGTAAAGTAAAAAACATAAATGTTCCACTTTTGCGGAGGGTATCTATTCTCAAATTGCTTTTGAATAAATTTCAAAGCAGAAGAACAAGTTGTTCCTCCGCCATATCGGTAGTTATAAAACTTTTCTTCATCTACTTCCATGGCAAGAGAATCGTGCCACACAAAAAGTCGATCAACTCTTTTATAAAATTGTCTAATCCAAACATCAATCCACCAAGCCATATCTGATACGATCTCACATTTAGCTTGATCCATCGATCCAGATCCATCACGGGCATAAATGATCAAAGCATTGCTAGAAGGAACTTTAACTTCTTTGTATTGCCTATAACGCTTGTCACGCTTAATTGGCTTGATTGTCTTCATAGGCATGCTAAGACCCGGAACTATTTCAAAATTATTAGCAGTTCCATCTGCACATTGCCTTTTTAAAGCTTCGATAAAAGTTCTTCTATTATGACGCAAAGATTCGGGACCAACCAAAGATATATTATTATATTTGATTTTTACTTCATCGAATGTATCATTTACTTTTGGCTTTAAATTTGGCAATTCCAGTTCATCTTGCATGAACTTCAATACAGTTTCCAAATCAAGACTTACGGTGATTCCTTCACCTTCATCCTGAGTTGCTCCATTGCCTTTTCCTTTTTTGCCCTTATCAATAACATCGCCATCCTTGCCTTTACCTCTGCCGATGCCATTGCCGTTATCACCATAAAGAATTTGAGGAATATCAATTTTTGGAATTGTGATAGAAATTTTACCTCGTTTGCCACGAGATTTTACTATCTGTCCAGATTTGATAAACTTTTTAAGTGCTTTACGAAGTTTGCCTGAGACAACATCTATAAAGTCTTTATGATCTTCTTCAATTCTGCGTGGACACATGTTCTATTATTCCTCGGCTAGATCGCCTCTTGCAAATATAGATCCAACAAAATCTAGAACATCAGTTGCAGATCTTTCGTTATAACCATACTGTTTGATAAGGCGAGTTTTAATCGCATCTATTTTTTCTTGAATATCCTTATCAACCACAGTTGCTCCGCTAACATTGAGTGCGGACAACTTAATGGTATCTTTTACATCTTCAAAAAGCTTTGCTTCTAAAGCTTTTCTCAATTTTGGATTAGAATCCCAACTAAATTGCTTGTGCTTGATTGCAAGGTCGCCAATAAAAGCAGCTATCTGCCTACGGAAATCATCAGCACCCGGTTCTGGTATGTCGATCTTAGATTCAATGGCTCGCATCAATCTTTCATCAGGCTTTCTATCTTGCCCTGTGATTGGATCTTTAATCTTACTTTTGTTGATATACGCCATGATATTATCAATGTAATTAGCACAAAGGCGAATAATCGCATCTTCATCACCAACAAGAGCCTTCTGAACTTCGGCTTTTAAAATTTCAGTCAACTTCTTAACTACTAAATCAATACATGTGATGTATCGACCAACATCATCCTTATTGTTCAACAAAGAACTTCCTTCTAAACCTTCACGAAGCTCATTTAGAACCATGAACATATTTACATAGTCATGATTATTGGCTAGGCAGTTTGAAAGCTTATCTTGAACATAACGAACTGAAACACCACGGGTCATACCCTCATCAGGATACCTATCCTTTAATTCTTTGACTTGCTCTTCTGTCCATCCAGAAAGAAGTTTGCCGTCATAAAGCTCTGCCTTTTCGACTAAGGAAATTTTACCATCCTTATCATCATGAAGTCTGGTTAAAACTGCCCATAGAGCAGCAACTTCAAGTGTGTGTGGTGCGATATGTTGTTTGACCCTATCTACACCATAATCTTTTTCCAAGATTTTAAGTTCTTCGCCCCATCGAAGAGTATAAGGAACATCGATCTTTACAGTCCTGTCACGCAACGCTTCCATATATTGATTGCTTCTAAGCCTTTCGTATTCAGGGCTATTGGTATGACAAAATATTGCCTCATCAATAGAGACTTGTGCAAACTTCTTCGGCTTAATACTTTGCTCTTGGCTTGCTCCCAAGAGATCATATAAAAATGCTTGATCTAACTTCAAAGCTTCTATAAACTCTATAATTCCCCTGTTTCCGACACAAAATTCTCCGTCAAAATTAAAACTTCTTGGGTCAGAGTCGGAACCAAAGGTGCTGATACGACTAAAATTAATATCACCTGTAAGTTCTGTAGAGTCTTGATTTTTTTCATCTTTCGGTTGGAATGTGGCGATACCAACACGATCTGCTTCGCTATATGTTTTTCGAATTACTCGAATATGTTTTTCGAGAACTTTTTCGAGATCTCCATCATACCTAATCAAAAGTTCTTTCATAAAGAACTTGCATCTTGGATCAAGCTCTCCCTCGCACTTCAATGCATATAGTTCATTTCTCTCTTCTGCAGATACAGACTCAGAAAGAACTCGATTCAAATCATCCATAATAGGTTTACGAATTTCTGGAGGAAGCAACTTAAGTGGCTGCTCATGCATTGGGCATTCGTCTTCTTCTTTGACATAAATTCCATCTTGTCCAGTCGGAAGATTTATCCATTTGAAAGTATACCAAGCACCAGCATCGGTTGTGGAATAATTTTCCAATTCTCGCTTGAACAATCTACAGATTGTAGATTTAGAGCTACCTACAGGTCCGTGCAAAAGAAGAATTCTTTTTTCAGTACCAAAATATCCAGCTGCACCTTTGATGAACTTAACCAAAGAATCCTTAGTTGGTGTCAGACCAATGATTGGACATTCCTGATTATCAAAAAAATTATAATGTTTGTATGTCTTTCTGTATTCTTCAACGGCATGACAACCCTTTTCCATAATCATGTCGTAAATCATTTGCCAAGAATTACGAACAAGTCTTGGTTGCTGATAGCACAGATCAATGTATTCGGAAAATGACATTTCTCCGTTAAGAATTTTAAATTTGCTTTGATTGAATCTGCCTATGAATCTTTTAAGTTCGTCCATTTAAATCTCCAATAAAAATCTAGTTAATTAGATCTGCATTATTATAAGGTGAGTTCACAAAATTAAAAAAGACATATAAATGATTATTTTATTTCGCCCCATGAAGAATCACTATCAATATCATTTATTGGACTATATGGTTCTGATCCCATATGGCTATTTTCTTTTGCATTTTTTCTTTGGTCTCGGACACCGCCGGGACGATCAACATTGAAATTATGTCGATAATCATGCCCTTTTGATTCACTATTCCAAACATCTGTTCCTACTGGATTTGTGAAACTAAAACGACAAGTAGTCAATAATTTGTTTTTGGATTTTGATTTACATTTAGGGCAGGAAACTTTTGAATATTTTCCAGTTTTATCGTATTCCGCTACTTCTTCCCATACTTTTGTACATTTCTTGCATTCGAACGCATATGTTGGCATGATATATATTCCTAAATTTCTTGTAGATCTCGCAACTGAAAATATACCTTCGAGATCATGCTTAATTGAGTTTGCAAACTATAAAACTTCCAAAAGAAAGATTTTTCACAGACTTTTATAGATTTAGCAATTAACTTTTGATTCAAAGCCAAATATGTAAGTTCGACACCTTCTTGCTGTAAAGCTTGATCTTCTGCAATCAATTCTTTATATTCTTGCGGTGAAATTGGAGGTTCGTTTGATTCGTCTTCATTCTCTTCGTCATCATAATAATCAAATCGCTTCATTTTTTCTCCTCAACAAACACTATGGAAAACATTACATGCATCTTTCCATATATTTGAAAATCGTCTTTCATTAATAGTAAGCATCACATTGTCATGTTTGGAATAGACACTCAATGGATTCCCAAGTTTATTTATCCATGAATCTGTATTAAAGTTCCCCCACCCAGAAGAATATGAAACAAATCTAGAAAATTTATTTTCTTTGACATTAGCAAATAAATTTTCATTTTTTACAATATCATCAACTTCGTTATACAAAATATAACAATTTTCTTTTTTATAATTTTGCTTTGAACTGATAATGCTTTCTTCATCATCTAATTCTTGCAAGCAAATTATGTCTGGTGATATGACAAGCACGGGATATTTAACATAAGATTTTTTAAGAGCATAGTTCAAGCAAGAGATTGGATTATCATTCTTTGTTATTTCAAATGTAACGCCAAGACGCTTAGTCCAATTAAATAAATTGAATTTCATATCTTTTCGATTACACAATATTGAAATTTTTGCATCTGGAAGATTTTGCTGGAAAGAATACCAACTAAGAAATGTCATCCAATCATGATGCAAAAGATGCGAACAACAAATCAAAACGCTTAGATTTTCACCTGTGTAACTTATCATGATCTAATGGAGTTATTTTTTCTTTTTATTCAAGTGTAAAGGAGAAAAGAGACTAAAAATTGGCTTTGCTGGCTTTACACTTTTAGACATTAATTGTGTGGGAGAATTTGACCCTCTAGAATTGAAGCCATACATCTTCTCATTTAAAAACTGCTGAAAAGTTTTCATTTATTATTTTAGAACTCCAGCTGTAGCTTTACCCTGATCTTTTTGAGCAGCATCCAATTGAGTCTTAATTGTTTTTTGTAATGCTGCTGGATTAAGTGTTACTGGATTTTTAGATTTTAACATTAGATTTTTAACTTCTGTGTCTTTTATGATCTTGTCGGCAATTGCACTTGGATTGTTCCCAATCTTTGGGTCTGCAGAAAGCATCGCTGATTTTCCTTGGATGGCTCCAGAAAGTTGTGCATCAAAATCGCCCTCTTCTGTAATTTTCAACCAATTTTTGAATGAATTCATATTTACTCCTTATAAACATATATATAGAAGAAAGGAATAAAATGAAAAAATGTTGTTTAACTAGAGTTTTGTTTGGTATGATTTTTGGTTTTTTTCTAAGTATTTTCGTAATGTATTCACAACTTTCTGGTGTCAAAAATCAAATTAAACATGATCATAAAACATGTGGCATGTGTGTGTGTGAAAAAAAATGCAATTGTCCTCACGAAAATGACAAATGTAAAAACAAATGTTTGTGTGATTAAATTATTTTTCTGACAATTGAATCGATTATATTTGTTGTTGACAATCCATCGACAAATGGAGCAAAAACAACCTTTCCAGCATAATCTCTGCCAACTACTTCCTTGTCAATATAATCATGACCTTTTACCAAAACCTCTGGATTTAAATGTTTGATAATTTCAATTGGTGTGTCTTCTTCAAAACAAGCGACATAATCAACACACTCTAACGCAGCGAGCATTTGCATTCGATGTTGAATTTTATTCACAGGGCGACCCGGCTTTAACTTCCCAACCGACTCATCACTATTGACAGCAACAAGAAGTTTATCACCTTGCTTTTTAGCAAATTCTAAACTCTCTATATGCCCTGCATGTAAAATATCAAAACATCCATTTGTAACGACCAACTTAAAATCTCTTTTTTTAAATCTTTTGTAATCAACAATTTTGGAAGAACTTCCAATAACTGTTTTTTTAATTGTGTCGATATCTAATGGCTTGTTGTGTTTTTCTGTGACATAAATTAAACCCATAGAAAATGCGAATTCAGCAGCTTCTTCAAGTGGTATGTTGTTGCCCAAGCATAATCCCAAAAATGCAATAAAACAGTCTCCTGCACCAATAACACTATTGGCTTGTTTGTCTGATTTTGGATTCTTATATTCAAAGTAATTTTCATTAAATCCAAAAAACCCACTTCCTTCCGAAGTTATAATTACAGACTTACAATTAGTTTGTTTTATTATTGAATCAATTTGCTTAGGCTTTTCTTTTTCATTGGTAATCGCACAAGCTTCTTGTGTATTTGGTTTTATGAGTGTGCATCCTTTCCACTTTGTAATATCTTTTTTTGGATCAACAATCCTTATGGAGCATGGATGTTTTTCTGCCAAAGAAGAAACAATTGAATTGGCGAATAATCCTTTGTCGTAATCAGAAAATATCAAAACATCAAAATCTTTTGACATGATTTTTTTGCAAAGATTTTCAGAAGCCTCCTGCAATTCATCTTTGTTCATGCCATAATTATTTTTCTCGACATCCCAACGATATGTCGGAAAATCCGAACTATAAAATCTTTTTTTTCTTGGAACCAAATAAGGACTTATACTCACCGATAATGATGTATCAATTTTATTTTTTTGTAAAATTTCATTCGCAGAATCATCTAAGAAAGAACATAGAAATGTATTTTTATTTATATTTTTAAGCTGATATGCAACATTAGCGGCTCCGCCCGGAAGAATTGCACTTGGCATGCATTCCTCTGAATGCATTACTGGAATTGGAAATTCTGGAGATATTTTTCGAACATTTACATTGAAATATTCGTCCAACATAGAATCTCCAACGATTCCAATTTTTAAATTGCTAGAATTAATTGATTCTATAATATTCTTCATATGTGCAGCCCAATAATAGATGTTGCTATTATTTGAGTTACACAATTTATTTTTCTATATTTTTAACAGACAAGCCAAGCATTGCAGCTTTAGTTTTCCACTCTTCCTGTTCCCTTTTATTATCTGTTTTTAAAGAATTCACAGATATTCCTCCCAAGGATGAGACCATTGCATCTACTTCCAATTTGGTCAATCTAATCGCTCCACGATGCTCATGATAGTCCTCCCAAGCTTCAACAGCCCAAGGAACAATAGGTTTGATAAGTTCTAGCATAGCATTTGCAAACACTCTAATCTCCCATTGGGCATGAGCATCGCAACGCAAGGCTAAAAAATGCAAAAGATTATGCAGATCCACTTTCCAATACCACTCTGTATACAAATTGACTGGTAGGAGCATTCTGGCTTGTTCTCTAGCCACACCATTTTGAATTGCTTTTTCGTATTCCTCATATGATTGATTGCAGATAAAATCTATTTTTTCAATGAAGTTAGAAGCATCAACTTCATTTATTGATTCGCCACTTCCTTGTTTATTTACTGATGATTGTTGCCTCACATTTTCAATTTCTGGCTTATAAAATTCATCCTTCATCATTGAATATCTTCCACTGTATTCATTAATGTTAGCGGTTCTATGCCTTACCATTTGTCTGGCTATGAATATGGGCATTTTCACATTGAATTTTATTTCAATCATTTCGAATGGGGTTGTGTGCTTCTGACGAAGCAGGTAACGAATCAATCCTCTATCTTCATTAATGGTCTTAGTTCCATCTCCATAAGAAACTCTAGCAGCTTGAACTATTGCATAATCTGCGGTCTTCCTGTCATCTGGAACAAGTCTTGGCATAACATCAAGAATCGTCACATGACCCTTGTCCAAGCATTTAATTGTTTTTTCTGAAACATTTGTCAAAACATCATGCATGAGATAACTCCAAAATAGTTAAATCTTATTCTATGAGTTATATTATAGAAAAAATAAAGGGAAATGAGAATAGCAATTAGAACCAACCTATGTCTCCCATGACAACATCTGGCAGATTAGGAAACATTTTTAAAATTTTACTTTTTTTCTTTTTTTTTTCTCAAGATCATCAACAGTTATCAAACTTGGTGATTTTCTAGTCACTGTTCCAATGCCAATAGGTCTTGCATAAACAGCCACATCACCAGTCGATGTCATTCCGCCACCCGCAGCTGGTGCTGCTGCTGTTGCGACTTCATTTTGTTTCAACCATTCTTTGAACGATATCATGTTATCCCTCCCATACCTGCATCTGGAGGCATACCACCTGCATCTGCTGGTGGTGGTGCAGGAACCCATGCGGTTGTCAAAAATTTTACAAGTTCGTCACGACTTAAATAATATTTATTTTTATCTGGTGTAGCCCTATTAAGGCTTCCATTTTTAAGAAAACTTCTCGTTCTCTTGTCTGGCTTTAAACGAATATATGCTCCATTTTTAGAAATTGATTCTGGATCGATTTCCCAAGAAGATGCTTTGTATGACATTTCATAATTTGGCTTGCCCATCATAAAATGAGTTGCAACCCAAGGCTCTGAAGTCAAAAGTGAAGATAAATCTTTCCATTTAATTCCAAACTCATCTTCGAGTGTATCAATATAATCATTTCCAACTGGCGTAGATTCACTGCCTTCATCTTCTGATTTTTTCTCAGGAGAAGGGTCCATTTCTTCAATATATTTTTTGAATCCTGCGAAGCTCATATTTCTATATATAATATTACCCGCTAACTTATGAAAAACAATTAATTAAAATAAACTATTGTACTGTTCCATAATAATTTTGTTTTAGGATGGCGTGGATATATAAATATATGATGAACGATATAGAAAATTTTAAAAACACCATGGCAACTTGGGATACATATCTTCTTAAGGAAGATAAGATTCAAAATTTTTTTGATGAAAATGAATTAATTTTCTTTTTTCAAAAAGGTGACAATATCTATGGAGCAAACGAAGATGGCAGATTGACATTTGCCACAATGAATGACAAAAAAGAAGATAAAAGAGTTCGAGACGAAATTAGAGTCCTTGCAATAAATATCGTTAAAAGTATCAATGACGAAAAATCAGAATCAATGTTCAATATGAAAGAAATGAAAAAAATTAAAATTTTAGACAGAGATGAAGCAGAAAAAATTCTGCACAAAAAAATTAAATGACATTGCCATTTCAAAAAAATAATCATGTTCGCAAATATCAATGTTTCGTATGTGGCAGAGCCTATTACGAATATGACGAGTATAGCAAACACATAAAGGATACTCACGAACTTGGTCGTGATTATGTTGTATGCCCACTACAAAGATGTGGTTGTCCAGTCAGAGATCTAAGGCTACATTTTAAATCAAAGCATCCGCATGAAAAAGATATTCCAAAGATAGGACAAATGCGAGCAACAATCTGGAAAGATATTGATAAAAAAAGTGGAAAATTAAAGCAGCAAAAGCCAAAATTTCGTGAAGGTTATTTCATGTCAGGAAAAAATAGAAAAGAAATGCATTATCGAAGTGGCTACGAAGTAGAAGTATATGAACAATTAGAATATTTGCCAGAAGTTATAAAATACGATGTTGAACCATTCAAAGTTGATTATATTTTTGAAGGAGAAAAGCACGAATACAATCCGGATCTTAGTATTTACTTTATGGATGGACATGTAGAAATATGGGAAATAAAGCCAGCCAATCAAACGCAATTGCCAAAAAATCACGCTAAGTGGGCTGCATGTCAACATCACTGCCAAGCAAGAGGTTGGCAGTTTGTAGTTATGACGGAAGTTGGTATAGGAAAACTTAAAAGAAGAGTTGATGAGATAACAAAGTCTTAAAATCTAATCTCCTTTTTCCAATCTAATCGAATCACTATCCTCATGATGCGTAGAAAATTCTATAATTTTAGCTCCATTTTCTCCAGCTATCATTTGATGTCTTAATCCAGTAGGAATATGAAAAGACATTCCTGCTTTTAAAATAATTGATTTTAATTCTTCTCCACCCCATCCATATAACATCTCTATATCATTTTCTAAAATAAATAAAACCTCATCCTTTATAGCATGATAATGGATAGAACATTTCTTTTTTGGATTAAAAAAAAGAATCTTACCACAATATTTTTCGTTATTACATATCCATTGTTCATGTCCCCAACCCTTTGGAACAATAATATTTGGATGTAATGTATAATTAGTTACTGACATTGTACGCCCTCTCAATAAAAGGAATTAATTGGTCTCTAATTTTGTAATGAAGATCGACTATTTCTTTGTCATTTATAAGAAAATAATCATAAAGTTCGCTTCCCTCTGGTGCATTTGGATCATTATGCATGATTTCGCCTTCTTTTTGAGTTTTTAAACACCATTCAATGATTGGTTTTATTTGAGATTCTGAAGGATTGGTATCATTATTGAAATAATTAGGACGATACATGATAACATTGATACCTTCTCGACCACGAATGTTTTTTGCCTCATTGATATATCGACAATCAGAAACAATAAGTTGCTTGCCATTATCTCTTAAGGCTATATCAATCCATATATCGCTTACAATTTGACGAAATCCATCACCAACGAATTGTAACGCCTTGCGGATATTCATTTTCATTCCGGGAGGTGCATCATCAATTCTTTTCCATTTTTCTAGAAAATCTCTATCGACATTGAACGCCCTGCAAAATGTGTCTTTTACAGCGTTTGCAAATGCTCCTCTTTCCCATGTTCCTGTAGTTTGAACACGGTTAAGTTCGATAGCCAAATAATCGGCTGCAGTATCTTTTCCCATAGCTAATTGCGATGCAAAACCAATAATTTTCATAATGAAATCCTCGTTGTTTTAGTAATCATAAATCATTTATAAATTTTTATCAACAGCCAAGTCTGTTTTTTATAACCAATTGTCACTTATAATTTCTTATGATACCTATGAAAAAAATAGAACCAATATGTAAAAATTGTTTGCTTTACAATCATGAAAAAAAAGAATGTAAAGTTGCAGTTCTAATTGATGGCACTGAACATCATCTGCCAGTAGATAAAAATGATAGATGTCATATGGATGAACTTGGGATTGAAGTTCAGCAAGTCAGATGGTGGACAGAAGATAAGGAGGGCAATCCAACAAAAGAAAACGGCATTGTTAAGATTGAATATCCACAGAATTTCTTCGGAAAACAAGAGAATCAATAAGTAATGGCTTGTGAAGGTCCTTTTAAAAATGGTATTGCAGGAGATCCAGTCTGTGGTTGCTCATGCTCAGATTCTAAATGTTGTCCACCACCATGCTGCACTAGTGTTAGTCTTTTTTTTGAAATAGGACCAGCTTATGACGAAGTAGATTATCCCGAAGGATGTAAATGCGAAGATCCAACTCCGCCAGAAGAACCGGCACCATTACTAAGAGAATTATTTGAAAAAGAAAATTGGGAAACTATAAACATTGGATCTCATCTCATACCTTTTCCAAAATTTAAAAAAAAATCAAATAAAAATTCAGATAATTATGTTTTTGCTCTTGGGGGAAGCTGTTCAGTGCCATGCGAAGTGGTAGAAATTCAATTAACTGTTGATAGCTGTTGCATAGAAATAGTAGATGGAACAGAAGGGCAAACAAACTTTGATCCAGATGTGTCGTTAAGAATGGTTGGTGATGGCTTTGTATTTGCCACAAAAATCGATGGTGATTGCGAATTCGATCTAGTAATAAATGGCACAACAATAACAGAAGAAGAAGATAGCGTATTTGTTGCCGATGGAGATCCAATTGTTGTTTCACTTGAGCCAACAGGAATAAATGCAGATTGTTGCACACCCTGCTGGATTGACACTCAATGCACACCAAAGAGCCTTCTTGCTGCAAAGGTATTCTTTAGAGCTAGATCTGTGAAAAAAGGTGCAAAGGGCTATTTAAACATAGCAAAGCTAATGGAAAGAGTAAACAGGTTAAAGCGCAGAAAGTCTTAATGCAACGCTTTTTATTTCTTTGACCAAATCTTCTTTAAGATTCAATATTTTTTTCAATTTGGCATCATCCAATTCGGCAACAGAATCAACATCTTTATATCCCAAATCATATAACTTTGTCGCTCTAACTTTCCCTACATTTGGCAGCTGACACAAATTTATAAGATGTGCTGGCACTCCATGTCTAATGCGACTTCCCAAATCCCTTAAAAATGACTCTTGACCCCATTTCCCACTCATAGAATCAAGTGCAATCAATATCTGCTGTATTCTTTCAAATTCGCTTTGCAAACTTCTTTGATATCCAGCCAAAGCCGTTACATACGATCCATTCAACAAATTGAAATAACAAAAGGCAGATTTCTTGATTCCTTCTGTTAAAAATTTATATTCTGAATAAAAATCTTTTTGTAGTCTTTTGTCGAACAAGCTCATTTCTTGTTTTTCTGCAGTGTTGACTATATTTGCTCTATTGGTATCAATTTTTGCCAAAGCCAAAGCAACATGTAAATCAGAGTTTTGTTTTTTTTCCTTAAATAGAAAATAAAAATTTCTACTGTAATCAGCAATGTCAAACGGAGAGTAATAAAAAATGCTTGCTATTTTTCCAACACTAGAAACTTCCAAATTACCATCATCGTTATGAACAATTTTTCTATCGATCATTTCGACAAGCAATTCGCTGATATAAGTCTGATTAAGATTCCTTGCTTGAAAACTAGCCAATGATCTTTCATACCACTTCTTAATATCTGCAACATTTTCAATTGATCTATGATGAATTTCACTCACCAAATGAAATGCGAGATTTCTTGGCTTCTCTAAAAGTTTAGAAGTAATATTCTGTGGAGTATTCAATCTGTCACGATGTCTTTTTGCATTAGAGTTTGGCAATAAGATATAAGCATCGCCACGAGGATCAATTCCTAATCGTCCTGATCTACCGACCATTTGAGTCACATTATAAGTTTCTACTTCATCCTTGCCACGATGAACTCCAAGTATAATCACACGCCTAGCAGGTGTATTCACTCCCCAAGCCAAAGTTGGAGTTGCAACAATAATTCTCAAGCCATCTTTTTTCTTAAATCTTCTTTCTAAATCAATTCTTTTATCTTTATCCAAATCTGCATTATGAAACTCTGAATCAATTGAATTAGCTTTCAATGTACGAGTTATCAAATCGCCAGTTCTTTTTGTGTGTGCAAAAACCAAAAATTTATCATCGGGATAATCGTTTATAATATCCAAAGCTTTGTCAATCTTTGCCTTTTCTTCAATATCATAAGAATAACAATGCTCATCATCGTAGTTTTCATAGTGAATTCCTAAAGGCACTGGTCTATACTCAGAATTCAAAATATAAGTTTTCTTTTTATTGAGTTCACATAACCATTCTGCGATTTGACTCACATTTGGCATAGTTGCAGACAAAAGAACAATCCGACAATTTGGATTAATTTGAGTGAATTTCATCAATCCAACCTCAAGATGTTCGCCTCTTCCGGGAACTGTCAAAAGGTGAGATTCATCAATTACTAAAGTTCCTATTTCTTTCAGATAAGCACTTTTTTCAGAATTGATATTTCTTGCCCTATGGTTGAGCATTTCTGAAGTCATAATGATTAGATTTGATTTTGACAATTCTTGTTGTCTTTTTTCGGTAATTCTATAATCGCCTGTGCATATTGAAATATTCAAATCATGAAAATGATATGACAAGTCTGTCCATTGGTCTATTTTTTCTTGAGCCAAGGCTTTTAATGGTGCAAGAAACATTCCTTTGCCACCACGCTTACGAATTTCTTGAGCCAAAAACATTTCAGCAATAACAGTTTTTCCGGCACTAGTTCTTGCGGAAACCAAAAAATTAGCATCATTTTCAAAAACTTCAAAAATTCTACTTTGAACTGGATTGAAATTTTCATATTCCCATTTTGCGTATGGATATTTCGAACAAGGAACCAGATCGGTCTGATCTATTATTTGAATCAATTCGCTCATAACATTATTTCTCTTAAGGTTGAATTGCACATGATAGCAAAAGCAGCTTTGTTGGGAAAGATAACATTTAAAAATTGATTTTATTTTCTTTTCTAATTTGCCAAATTTGCGAAATGGTCTTTCCCAAAGATCCCATTTCCTCTTGGCTAAAACTATTGCTCTTTACTTTATTGCATGCGAGACAGCAAAGAACGATATTATCAAGCGTGTAATCCTTATCGCTATCGATGCGATCTACGCCCAATGATTCAACTAACAATCCAATTTGTGAATATATTGATAAATTTAAAAGTTCTGCTTCTGTGACACCACAATAAAAACATTTTCTCACATGTGATTTTATCCATGTGAGAAATTCTTCTTGAGTGATAGCGACTTGAGGAGTTTTTTTTCTTTTTCTTTTGACAGAACAATTTGCTTGAATATTTTTATATTTCTGACAATCTTTGCATGTACGCATTTTTCCAGAACTATATCTCAATGTCAAATCATCGGTTTTACAAATAGGACAAGTCCAAATAATCATTTATCTCCATCGTCTGGATATGATTATTTAGACTTGTCTGCTATTAAATTTATTAGCGGTGAATATCAAATCTCTTTTGATATTCACGATTTACAGCTTCGTGCATAGTGTCAACCATGCCATAAAAATCAAAGCATCCAGATGCTCCGCCAAGCCATCTGTCAAGATCTTTGTTATTTCCAACAAAATTCAAGACTTCTGGAATGTCGCCTTGATACCTAAAATGAAGTCTACTATGAAGCACTTTTAGATTCTCATCAGAAAGCCTATAAAAGTATTCTTTTAAAAAATGATCGATATTTTTCATACTATACCTCAGATATGGAAAAGATTTTTAACCAAAAAAAGTTTGAAGAACTACTAGTCTCCAAATGGGCTGAGTTCTTAGATGCTCCAAAATTATTGAAAACAATCAATGATTTAGTCCAAGAACATAAAAATAATTTCGACATTGTTCCCAATACATCATATAAACAAAAAGGAACACAAATAATGATATCCAGATTCCAACTTACAAATAATGGATTCATTATATGGGTAGACTTTTTGGTTCCACTCGCAGAAAACAAGGTTGCCGTAGGAACTACCGAGTTGTTCCTACTATCTACAGGAATTCTAAGTCATTCCAAAACTTTAGGCAACATATACGATTGTATTTAAACTACATCTAGCCTTCTTACATGGTCTCCATCTTGATTGATGAAGCTGTCTTCTAGTATTAAGGCGTTTTTATCATCCGCAAAACGAAGCCCTAAATTGAATGCATCAATACATGCTGTTCGATCATTTTGTGATGCCATAACCCAACAATAGTCATTTTTCTTTATAAATTTTCCTCTTTGATTTTCTTGTGTTATTCCTATTTCTAATGTAACATTGTCCGGCAAAAGTAATTCAATTTTCCCATGCCTCATAAGATGCTCTACAATCATAGATTGTATTTTATTTTGACTCATGATTACACCTCGTAAAATTTTTAAATGAAAAAAACTTTGCTAGGAGGAATATAAAAGTATTTGAACCCATCATAGAAACGATGTGTATAGTCACCATCTTTACGAATTGGAGATTCAATCACCCTCTCCTCCTTGTTCAAACAAACTGTCCAACAGTATATCTTTTTTTGTTGCTTATAGGTCTCTATGAGAAACAATTCATCATTTCCTAAAAACAACTTTGCAATCTTACAATTAACAGAAATCGGCAAAAAGGTGCTATAGTCACCATAAAGTTGTAAAACATCCATATAATAATGTTCGTAATCACATCTTTGGTAATGAGCTACTACAGAATATCCATCAACGACATATTTTCTACTTTTAAAAATAAGTAGATCTTCTTCGTAAGCTTCTGAATTTTTAATGGGATAATTGTATGGAATCAAAATCTTTGAGAGATTTTTTAATTCTTGAATCGAACTTTTTATCTTTGTGATGTTGTCCGACATATATTCACCTTCTATGAAGGTATATATCCTAATCCAAGAACTTATCTTCTATAAATTTATTATTCAATAGTGAAGTTGAACCTTTTTCTAATTGAAAAATATCATAATATTGATGAGATTTAAAATTATTACCAAATACCCCATCAATCTCACATGATACATTCTGCTTCATACGCATAAAAAGCCATTCTTTTACCTCTTTCAGACCAGACGATAAGTTAGAATCATCATCAAATCCAAGCAATTCCATGACTTTATTGAAATCTAACCAAGCATAACCAGTCATTTGGTTATTTTTTTCATAATTTTTCAATAATGGTAATTTGGAAGTAATATTTACAAAATGAAGAAGAAATAAAATGTAATTTTTTGCATCAAAATAATTCAAACAAGCAGATGCATCCATTATGCGAAATTCAATAGTCTGTCTTTTATTGTTTACGAAATGATATGTATTAATCGAATAATATTTATGCATCCCAATTGAATTTATAAGTGTATTAGAACTAATGAGTGGGCGTTCAACTTCATCGATAATGTCGGAAAAAGACAATAACTGGCAATATCTATTTCTTTTTCTTTTAATTGGAACCATGTTTGTAAACACATATTCGCATTTAATCCACCAACTAATTACAGAAGCGACTTGATCAACAGAAAGGTCATGAACATCAACATGAACATGAAACGAACATCTTTCATCTGCTTTTATATTGCCGTCATTGCTAAAAGCATCGACAACAGCAGATACTTTTCTCACTCCATCAATTCCCTTTAATACTGGTGTGCATACTTCGATCCCACAACTACTATCTGGCTTTAAAATCCAAGAATCATTATTGTGATTATTTCCCCACTTTTGAATAAACACCTTATCTTTGACAACTTTTTGAACCAGCCAAGAAACATAAAAAATTCCTTTTGGCAAATTTCCCAATTCATAATCAAATGGACGACTTCTGCCATCGAAGGCATTAATTTCCAACTCAACTCCAAAACGCCTTTTATTATTACAATTATTCATGGTCACCTCATTGCCAAGTCAACGACATCTCTTTTATAATACAGTAATATTAAATCAAGGAGTTTCTATGAATTATTTGATGATTGAATTGAAGGACAAAAGAAAATTTATTACAAATAAAAAAAATTTGAGTAGTTTAATCGAATTTTCTAAGACATTTAACGCAGATCTTTCAATAATAAGCACTGAGAGTAAAAATTCTCTATCACTAGAACAATTGGCAAATGAAATTTGCGACACAAATCGCAAACAAGAAGAATTTGAATATAAAACAATTGAAACTTTGAACAAAAAAGAAACAAATCAAAGCAATTTAATATTTTCACATATAATAAAAACACTTCAAAGCAAAAAAGAAATAGACACAAATAAATTAATTGCAAAATTCAAAAAAAAAGGAATAGATGAAAAAAACATCTATTCCCAAATAACAAAAGCAAAAAATTACATCAAAAATATAGGAAAAACTTTAAAGAGGCTTGGAAAAACCAAATATAAAATTGATTATTCTTCTATCTCTGAATCAATTTCATCATCTATTCCTTCTTGATTGGTTATGTCTGTTTCTATGACATCACCACCAATCTGGAATTCCATAGCTGCTTTAAATGGCTCCAAATAATCAATTATATCTTGTTCAGATGCTGCATCAATAATCGATGGGCATTTGAGCAAAATTTCGAGAGGAATTTCATTCTTGTCCAAGGAGGCTTTGAATTTAATTTCCTCGCCATTGCTATAAGGCTCTGCAACGATGAAATTTCCAGCACTCTTAGCAATAACCCTATTTGCATCAAGCAAACAAGATAATAAGCCACTAACAGGATTTATTCCGTGTTCAAAAAGCAATTGAATGTTTTCTGTTGAAATAAATGGTGTGTGAGTCTTATTTTTAACATTTTTAACACGAATGTTAATGCCAAGAATCTTGGTTTTTTTTGCACTAATTTTATATTCTATTTTCTTCATTGTCGATGTTTCTAATCGACACGAAGCATAGAACGGCAAAGCATTACCACCACCAGCAGTTGTCGTTGGATTTCCATAAAGAACACCAATTTTTGAACGAGTCTGATTCAAAATGACAACAGTAGCATCATTCTTTTCCATAACTGTGTTCAATTTTCGGAATTCTCTAGAACAAATCTTAGCTCTTTCTCCGGGTTGCTCATGCCCACCAACGATGCGTTTGAAATCAGCTTTCGAAGCGTTTTCTGGAAGATTAACTTCTCTAAGCTCTCTAGCCGATGGACTTACGCCAATGGAGTCATAAACAATAGCAATCGGACATTCTTTTCTTTTTGATCGAACAAATTCAATGGATTTATACATCTTCAAAAAGACATCTTCCAATGCTTGTGGAGTATGTCTGACAATTTTATTCAAGTCGCAATGTGATGCTCGTTGAATAAATTCTTTATTGGCAGAATTTTCACAATCTTCCAAAATTGCAATTCCACCAGAACGCTGGCAACCGAACAAAACATTTGTTCCAATCAAAGATTTTGAACTAGATGAAGGACCATAAATTTCCGTAAGCTTACCGCCCGGAACTCCACCACCCATAAACTTTCCACTACAAATATAATTGATTGCCAAATTTCCACTATCCACAAAATATTTAACGCTATCAATTTCAGCAACAATATCTCCACCAGTTTCATTTGCTAAATCTTGAAAGAAATTATCTTCATCGACTTTTTTACGAGCCATAGTATCTCCTTTGTATATTATTTTAATATGATAAAGCGTGAACACACCCATAGATGCGTTCACGCTAAAAGTGATTGTTTAGATTCCGTCAAGTTGCTTCAAGAAATCATCATCGGCAAGAGATTCATCTTCGCCAATAACACTCTTTGAAACCTTCTTGGATACAAGAACTTCTTCTCTGATGACATCAGAGCCAGTTATTACAGATTCTGCAGATTTTGCAGCAGCTTGAACTGGTGACTTGCTATAAAACTCATCGAGTTCTCCAGCCGAATCACCTTCAACAACCATACCTGTATGAACACGAAGACCATGCTTGATTTCTTCGGAAGTCTTCAGTTTTCTCAACGCAGACAAATCGTTAAGATTGCTGAACCAATTCTCCAGTTCTTCTGGTGTTCCAGCGGGAGATTCTTCTTCAAACTTTGAAAAATCATAGTTTGGATACTCTCTATTCCCACTTTTAACAACCTTCTTTACAAGCCTAAAATCACATCCTGTTTTTGGATGTGTGATATCTCCTAAAGATTTTTCACCTGCAGCTTCATCGCCAGTTATAGCTCTCATAATCTTGCTATGAACTTGCTTGCCACAAGAATAAATCTTAGGTCCAACATTAGCTGCTGTAGCTTTATTCTTCGGATCAACCTCTGAACGCACAATTACATTGTAATAATAGCGTTCTATAGGTTTGAGTTCTCGTGCTTTATTCTGAAGGTTTTCCTGTTCTTTTCCAGAAAGACCTTCGGACTTCTGCCACAAGTCAGAATAGTACTTGCAAATAATACATTCACCACGCCAAGATTCTACACCTTTTTCGTTTTTGGAAAGCTCTCTAGGGCAATGATAGGTTTTCTTTTGATTGGTCGTGGGATTTGTCAGCGTGTGGATTCTGGTCGCACAGTAGAGTCGCTGACCTTTCTTTCTTGGAAGAAATCGCATCATTACGAATCCATCCCGATCTGGCATCTTCACAAACTTTTGAAGGTACTCGTTGTCAAGACCTCCGCCGCTTTCTGAGCTAACTCGTTTAGCTTCTGCTTTGATTTCGTTAATGTCTAGTGGTTCGTAGTCAATTCCCATAGTTCACCTCGTAGTTAAAAAGTTAAGTAGTTTGGACAACGAACAACTCGTTGTCCGACTTCGTTTATTAGTATCATTATCTAGAATTCATTGCAAGATTAATTTATAAAAAAAACTATTCTTTTAAAAATTAAATATTGATGGGCGAATCTGGATTCTGCAATTTCTCTTCTGACTCAACAACTTCCTTGTGCATTGCTGCGAGTTTATCTTGCAAATTTCCGTGTCCTTTGGATTCCAAATCTCCATTGAGATCATCTCTGTTTTGTCGTTCTTTTAAAAATTCTTCCTCTAATGCTTTCAAGATTTGTTGATTTTTCAAAAGCTGCTCTTTAATTTTTGCGTCTCTATCTTCCATGGATTCATCTTTCTTTTTTATGTTGATAATAGGATTTTGTTTTGGCTGAACTAATTTTTCAAGCATATATTTCTTGGATTCTTCCTTGCGATCTTTGCGTATAGCTTCACGCCTTAGTAGAATTTTTGCTTTGGACTTCTTTTCTCGTTCTTTACGCTTTTTTGCAATCTTTTCTTCTTTCTTCATGATCATCCTACTTTCTTAGGTTAGGCACATTATCAGCAACTGCTCCGCCCCAATAAAGGTTGCCATGTTCCCTTTGTTTTTGGGTTTCAGAAAAATTCAACTCATTATCCGCCAAAAGATTCACATTGCCGGGAACAAAAAACTTATCGCTTATTTTTATTTCCCGATTAGTGTCATCAATAATTGTAAGTATCTCACCATGTATAGAACCAGTCTTTCCATAAACTGCATACTTTTTATCCACCGTAAGTCTATATCCCTTGTTCCTTACTTCGGTAATCATTTGTGGTTCTGGGAAAAACACCACATTGTCTACAATTCTTTTTCCTGACTGCCCACTTGCAGTTAATTCTTTTTTTGAATTTGCCAATTGTTCGTGGGGATAAAGAGTATTCTGCCCCTGCAATGGAACTACTGCGGTGCTTTTTTCTGGCTCTACTTCTTGTGTTATAAAATTTCCAGAAGTCTGATCAAATAAGAATTTTTTGTTCTTTATGACCACACCATTATCAGCTTCTCTAAAAGTAATTTTCTTTTTAGCGAGTTCAAATATTTCAACACCAATAACAAAAATATCTCTTCTTGCCAATTGACCCATGACACTACTTGCTAATGTTTCTAGAGAAACATCTTCAAATGGATCTCCGACCTTTTTCTTTAAGGTTTTTGTTTCTTCTTTGTTGTAATTCCCATCCTGTTTTTCATGATAAGAATAAATAATTTCGTAGCCCACACGCACCCCCAGTGAACTAAATAAGTAACTACTTAAACAAAATACCAGTTCCATATCTTGTTTCAAAAAAATTTGGCTTTACACCAACACTATCAGCAAAAGCCAAATACGCTTGTTTCACAGGTTTTAGATCCAAAGCATTGTCAATAATAATACAGCCATCATCGGACAAATATTCCCATGAAACTTCAAGCATATAGAGAATATAATCATAATTTTTTTCTTCATTTATAAAAATTGCATCCCATTTTCTCTTCCCGATTCTATCGTGGAAATCATCATTTTTCATATTGCCTGTGAAAAAATCGAAATCTTTTTTGTAAGACTGCCTAATATTATAAAAGCCCATACGATTAGAAAAGTAAACATTTTCATCGGTTTGATGAAAAGCAAGAAAATACTCTGTTTCTAAACAAGACATAAAAAAGCATTTCTCTAATAATCCCAAATTAAAACTCAAAGATAATACACTCTTTGGCTTTATAAATTTGCCAAGATGATAATAAAAAGGAACATAAAGCGGGTCGCTATATGAAGGACTTCTTCTAGAATTTTCATCAATTAATTTGCAATCTTGAAGGAGTATCTTGCCGTTTACAAGTTTCTTTCTCAATAACTCTTTAATTTCTTTTTGAATGATATCAAAATTAAGCATAGAATATTATAGCTTTAACCACGGATATATTATGTACGACTTTATTATTGTTGGGTCTGGATTTTTTGGATCGACATTTGCAAGGAAGGTTACCGACCTTGGAAAAAAATGTTTAGTTCTAGATAAAAAGCCACACATTGCAGGGGCAGCACACGATATGCCTCAAGATGATTACTATGTTTCATCTTATGGCGCACATGTATTTCACACACATAGCGAAGAGGTATGGGAATTTGCCAATAACTTTTCTGAATTTATTCCATTTATAAATAGACCGAAAGTTCTATCGAATGAAAAAATATATTCATTTCCAATCAATTTGATGACACTTCAACAACTTTGGGGAATAAAAACTCCAGCTGAAGCAAAAAAAATATTAGAAGAAAAAAAAATTCCATGCGAAAATCCAAGTAATTTTGAAGAATGGGCATTATCCATGGTTGGAGAAGAAATATATAAAAAATTCTTCTATGGATATACAAAAAAACAATATATGCGAGAACCAAAAGAACTTCCAACATCAATAATTCAAAGACTTCCTATTCGACTTACATATGACGAAAATTATTTTACTACGAAATTTCAAGGTATTCCAAAAAATGGATATACAAATCTAATTTATAATATGCTTGATGGTATTGATGTTGAGGTTGGTGTAGATTTTATAAAGCAAAAAGAAAAACTAATGCGTCTCGCAAAACAGATTGTCTATACAGGTCGAATAGATGAATTTTTTGATTTTGAATTTGGGAAACTTGAATACAACACCATGAAATTTGAGAAAAAAGAATTTATTGGAGATCAACAAGGAAATGCAGTTATAAATCATGTTGATGAATCGGTTCGATATCTTCGAAGCATAGAACATCGTCACTTCTACAAACACGGAGAGTCTATCAAACATTATGCTGGTAAAAAAGAAGATTTCACTAGCGTAATAACCTACGACATTCCAGCAACATATGAAGAAAATCCAGACCCATTATACCCAATTAGAAATAAAATAAATTCTGAAATTTATCAAAAATATTCATCAATAAAACCAAGCAATGTAACATTTGGTGGAAGATTGGGAGAATATAAATATTTGGACATGGATCAAAGTATGGCTTCTGCTCTTCAAAAAGCTAAATCTTTTGAATGAAATTATTCATGATCATATAGACACAACTCAACACCAGCTTCTTTGAACATTGTTCTGGAAATGTCACAGGAATCTTTCCATCTTTTCGCCAATTCTTCTGATAAGTTTGGTGCTATGCATCTTTTAATTCCACTTTGAATGATTAGAGAGGCACAACCAGAACATGGCATAAATGGATATGTAACTATAGAACATCCATCCAAATTCCTTTGAGCAAATAAAATAGCATTAGCCTCTGCGTGGACTACCATTTTATACTTTATATCTCGATCATCATATCTTTGAGGATCATCACAAACACCTTTTGGAAATCCATTGTAACCTATAGAAACTATTCTTTTGTCGGAATCAAAAATAACAGCACCAACTTTGGTTGATGGATCTTTGCTCCAAAGAGAAATGTGTTTAGCTAAATCTAAAAATCTAATATCCCAAATCATTAAATTCCTTCGCAATCTTCAGCATCATAAGCCATTAAATTACTTGCAAATTCGTCTTGTGGCTGGCAATAATTAGTTTTATACAAAAAATGATACGCATCAAAGATTCCCTCGTCATCTCTAAAAAAATCTTTTTCTATAGATACAGCTTTAAATCCCATGCTCTTGAAAAAAAGATGGGCATGAAATCTTTCTTCGGAAATATAAGAATTTATATAATTTCGTTTATCTTTTTCTTCTGGATTGCAAGATTCTGAGCCTAGCTTGTCAATCAATTGATCCACCATCGCTCTGGCATAACCACGCCTACGATAATTTGGATTTATTGCTATGTTGATAATATAAAATCCTTTAGGCATCAATTCGTACAAAATAAAGCCAACTATATTATTATCAACTATAATTACCTTTCCAATGTTGCCCCTATTTTTCAAACAATCCAAGAAATCTTTATGACACCAAGGTTGAGAAAAAGAATCTTTTTCAATTTCTACAACCAAATCAATATCATCTTTTATCATCCAACGAATATTATATTTCATCTACATTCACCGTTTTAAAATGTCTTCGGCATTGCACAATCCATCATTTCCATCTCTGCCTTCGTATATGTCCTTATTTAATTTGTCCAACTCCTTACGCAAAGTATGTCCACGATTTTGTGCATTATCATGATTTTTATCCCAAGCTTTTAAATACATTTTTAAAAATCCAACCGCAGATTTTCTTTCTATAACTTTTCCGAATAACTCAACACATTCCTGATTGCATTGAGATTTAGCCTTGCAATAAGTGTCAGAGCCTCCTTGGTCTTTATTTGAAATGTATATTTCGTTATATTTAGTCTCATAGGCAAGTTCGGCTAGTGATAGTTCTTTATTTGCCATTTCAAGTTGTTTTCCGTAATAATCAATCCAAGCATATTCCTTATCCATATATTCGCTCAATGTAAATTCATTGAATTTCATATTATCTGGATCAAGAATTATTTCTTTATTATTTACAATTACCTTAATCTTTTCGCTCGGTATTTCTGACATGTTTATTCCTCTGCATCTATGACGCTGTTTTTGGGTGATGTAACTTTCTTCTTCTTCTTATCAACAGAGTAAGTATCAAAAGCAATATCTTCGCTTCGTTGCATTTGAACCCTAGTTAGCCTTTCCTTGTAAGTATCCACACTAATCTCGTAAATGTCCAAAGTTCCCATCGAAAAATCAAAAGCCATCTTGAATGGGAATCTTGATTTTCCATTTCTATGTTTTATAACAAATCCACGACCAACCTCTGCATCTTTTTCAATAGTTTGTTGATTGATCGACCAGAATCCATCCAAAGGTTTAAACTGATCAAATGATGTTCCGATATTTGATTCATCAATATATTGCGATATTTCTAACTTTGCAGCGGTTTGATTTGGTTGCACACAAGTTAATGTGCAATGTTGTTTCTCGACACCAAAGCCACGCAAATCTCTCAATATTCTATAAGCAGATTCATACTTTTTCACAGTTGGATCATCTTTCATTTCACCAACATAATCTATAATAATCAATGCTGGTTTCCATCCCATTGCCTCTAATCGTGAACAATATCCACGAATTCCATTCACATCTATAGAACCACCCGGAAATTGCTTTAATATAAAAAGATTTTGATCATCTTTGTCTTTTCCAAATTCGGCAATAGTCTTTTTTATCTGTTCTTTTGATTCTCTTAAAAGATTAATATCTATCTTTGCAAATTGACTTGTAAATCTCTGAGCAATACCAACTTCATCCATTTCTAATGTTATGTACAAAACTTTGTGACCAAGAAGAACATTTGCAACAGCAGCCTTTACTAGTGCCAAACTTTTTCCAGTTCCCGGCAAACCAATCCAAGCTGCAATCTGTCCGGGAAATAAGCCACCATTCGTCAAGGCATCATCGATGGAAGGAAAACCACTAGTGAATCTTTCCTTGCCTTGAAATTGATCTTCCATTCTTCTGAACATCTCTTCGATATTCAAAAAATACTCTAATCCCGGTTCGTAGTCCGTATCCACACTCATAGACTCACGCATTTTTTCATAAACATAAGACCATGTTTTTTCGTCTTCTGGTGCTTCCGACATCTTTTGCAAACATTCATGAAATGCTACTTTAATTGCTTGTACCCTTGCAAAATATGTAACTCTTTCCAAAAGATATTCACGAGTGTCAATACCGGGAACATAGTAGTCATATAAGGCTTCAAGTTCAGAAATATAATACAATTGAACTGAATTATCTTTTTCTTTGAGGTGATTTAAAAGCTCTTGCTTCAAAACAGCCATGTGAGGAGAAATTCTTTTTTCTTGAAAATAATTGAATAATATTTTTGTAATAGTGACATGAACTTCATTGCTGAAATAATGGGGCTTTAATTTGTCTATGCTTTGAATGAGCATAGTCTGATCCATCAACAACATTCCAAGAATTCTTCTTTGAAATGTATCATCCCATGCAAAATTTGTTTTTATATTATCTGGATCGGAAAAAGAATCGAATTTGGATTGTTCTTCTGGTGTCAACTCTCGCATGTACATCTCCGTTTTTATTTGATTCCAGAGATTACCAAATTTTACAATTTAAGTAAAGGTGCTTTTTGGTTTTAAAAGCGATAGTTTCATCTTCTTTTGCGGAGAAGATGTTCCTTCAATCAAATCCTTGAATCTAAAATAGCCATCCATCCAATTTTGCGTCAAAGTGTGATAAATCAGACAATCTCCATAATAATTGTTTGTCTGCACATCTTGCTTTGTAAAATATTTGTATTTTAAATTTTTATCAAGCACAAAAATCGAACAAGCAAGTTCTTCCCTTCCTTGTGGCGGTTCATTCTTATCAGAAGTAACTTGGTGCAACCAATCACCCAATTCATGCGTTCTATCTTTGAGTGCAAGGCATAAATCAAAAACCTTTGTTGCATATTCTTTCAACAAACCTTTATTCCACAAAACCACACCACTATTGAATGGTCGCATAGTCGTAGATTTATAGGTCATAGAATATCTTTCACCAAAACAATTCTTATCAGCAACAAAATCATACTCATCAAGCAAATTGAAAAGATGTGATATATCACCAAAGATAAAAGTGTCGGCATCCAACAACAATGTTTTTTCTTCAGATGCATTAACTAAAAACTTTCGTTGTGCGGAACAATAACCTTTCTCCTGACCCATCTGAATGTCGTCTATTACTTTAACATTTACATTCAAACGATTACACAACTCCATAAATTCATTTGTGGTGATCTGTGGGATTTTAGCGGCACATTGAAGCAGTCCGCCAATATTACGATTATTTTCGTTATTATCTTTGATGTAAAAAACATCGACTGGAATAGAAGGATTATGCTTACGCAAGGTTATTAGGCTGCACCTTGCCATAGAAAGATAAAACCAGAATTCATTTACAATATAAACTATTCGCATGTTTTTATATTATGGAGTGGGGGGTTACAAAACTGGGCTTTTGAAATTATTATATATATTATCCCGGCAACCTAATACCCCACTCCGTTGATTTATAATAGCTATTCGCCATTTAAATAATCATATTCAGAAAGAGAAACCTGACCCGATCTTATTGATTTCTCTCTTGTTATTTTTTTGCCCATACTTTTTTGCCCATTCCAAACAATTGCTTTGCAGTATGTGGAAAATTTTGTGTCTATTTTCAATCGTTCATTTCTATCTGGTCTAAATTTCTTTGGAACTACAGACTTCACAATCAAATCAAGCATGCGTTCCTGCTTGTATCCAAACTTCTGTCTGTTCGCACCATGCCTAGTTCTATTGCTCCACAAATCTTGAAGCTTCACTATTATCTTCTTCATGAAGCCATCAATATTGTGCTGATCTACAGAAGCCAAACACTTCTCAATATATATCTGTCTTTTATAATAAGATCCAGCACGAATGATTGACAATTGCAATTCTTGATTTATATCTTCAAAATCATCAGTGTAATTATTTTTTGAATTTTTCTTTTGCAATTGATGTGCTGCGTAATAACAAAGCTTTCCAAAGCACTTAGTAAGATGATCATATTCCAATTGAGTTATCGGAAACGATTGGCAAATGTTTTTCGGATTCTTTTGATTTTTCATTCTTAGTCCTATTTGGCAGTTTAATTGTTTTCATCTCAGTAATTTTTCTTCCAACAGAGCAAGAAATGCTCATGCTCAAATTTGGAAATAAATTACATTCTGAAACCAACGATTTATGGGAAGCCAAAATAACTTCTTTTAATTTTTCCCTGTTTGCATAAATCATATACCCGTCATGTACATTATAAGCTATTCTCCCAATACCATTCAAGGATTTGTAAAGACCAATCAATTGATACAAACAATAAATGGCAGAAGGAGACTGAACTGCAAAATTTCTAGCCCTATAAGACTTATCTTGAAAATGCCTTATTTTGCCACAATAATCCACAACTTTTTTATCGATTTCGGCTTTGTTCTGGTGATCTTCAATCCACTTGTAGGCTTTAAAAAATATATTTTTAATTCGGTCAACAATTGCTTCTGCGACTTTTATTGGTAATCCAAACTTCTCTGATATTCCATAAGCACTCATACCATAAAAGACAGGTAAAAATATTTTTTTACATAATGATCTTTTGTCTTCGGAATCACAAGGAGTTTTCAAAATTTTCTCATAAGCAACTCTGTAGATGTCTTCGCTATCACACAAACCATTTATTTCCTCATCACCAGACAACCAACCCAACATTTTAACTTCCATGCTTTTGTAATCCATATAAACAAATACGGAATCAAAATCCAAAGGCTTCAATAATTCACGCTGTTCTGGACTTATGACATGCGGAACGAATGATCTTGTGAGAGCCTTATAGCAAAGCATTCTTCCATTTTCTTGACCAGTTATGTCATAAAAGGCATGTAGCTTTTCGGTTGTCAATATGCCAATCGTTTCTAGCGAAGGAACTACTTCCAAAGCTAAGGGAAGATGAACCGACTTATAAATCTTTTGTGTTTTAGACCAATTATCAGAAGACATGACCTTTTTCAATCTTCCCATGAATTCAATCATGGTTTTTGGCTTTTCGAGCTTCGTATCTGTGTAGCTTTCCAAAATCTTAAGATCAATGAGTGTTCCCTTAAATTCAATAGTAATCCCATACATTCCCAACAAAAACGAAGCTATGACTTTCCAGTTCCAAACAAGTATCTTTTTGCCTTCACAACACAAAGAATTAGAAAAAGCCTTGGAAAATATTCTTGCAGACCAATCTCCATCCAAAGGTATCTCATGCGAACCAAAAGAAGAACAAATAAATATCGTGGCTTCTTTAGCCTTTTCTCTGCTCGTAAAGTCCAATACAGCATCCGTAGCTGAAAGGTAAACAGCCCCTGTTGCTGCATGATCATACAACAGCTTAACAATTTGACTAGGATGCATGGAACTCATACATAAAATCTACCATAGCTTGAACTTAAATCAATAGAGAAAAGTCGTAACAAAATATTTTTCTACTATTTTTATATCTTTATATTGTAAACCGAGTTGCCGACTTAGTTATCTTGCTGTTTAATGTATGAATTAAATGAAATTACATACATAATCAATTGAATTGTTTCTGTGTTTAAACATATCGTAATTCATTTGATTCAACTGATAACTCATAGTATGAATTCTTATGAACATCATAAGATTCCTTGTGTTTTGAACAATTGATACCAATGAAGCCATATAACTCACAGTTGTTCCCATTTCTTGTCTGCAAAATGAGAGTCGGCTATTTTTGACACAACTGCGGAAGACTTGGCTTTTCGAGCATAACAATGGTTCTCGTTGCACCATTCGTGTTTTTCACTACAAAGACTTACCCGTCAGGGCTGCTCAAGTTTTTTTCACGGTAAGTTATCGTTGGGGTATCCTCAACAATTACCTAAAGGGGAAGAGTAAGCTTCCGTCTTAGTTATTTATAGTTTCTATGACAAGTAGGATTATTATAATTTAGGTAAGATAAAATTGCAATCGATTATTTTGAAAAAATAATTTCATTTTCAATAATCATTTAAAAAACTACGAATGTGATTAATCTAATTCTTGTTTTGATAAAAATGAAAGAATTTTTCCAATTACTTAAATGACGATTATCGTAATCAATGCTAACCAAAGTAATAAAATAATTTCATTCATTTGTGATATGATACTTTAATCTAAGATAATTTTCAACTAGATAAAATGCCATCTTGAGAAATTTCATTTATAGGGTATGATAATGATCGATTTAAAAAAACTAGCTGAGAAATACAAGATGGATGAATTAGAAGTAAAAGCTTTGAAAGTATGTCAAATATGGATGGAAATGAGTAAAAAAATATTTCCAAGTTATAATCACAATAAATTTGGAAAAGGAGATCCAAGAAAAACTTTAATGTTTAAAGTTTGCTATAAGCTAATTCGTGAAACTTCTGGATTTATAGGAGATGACGATTATCCATTATATGTTCGAGCGCAATTAGATATATTGAAACATATAAGTTTAGATAAAGGTCATCCACTTATAGAAGTTAATTGTTTGGTTGGAGATAAAGCTTGGAAACGATGGAAATTATGGAAGAAGAAATATGATACCACTGTTCAAATTAGGTCAAAAACCGCTACAACTAAAGTTAACAATCCCAAAATCATTGAGGCTCTTAAAAAAACAAAAGAATTTTTTGACTTACATTTTGGAAATAAACCAACTTATGAAAAATTTAAAGAATTTGAAAAAGATGGATCGTTATACCGATATGTTAATTTTGGTAAAATATCTCCGTACTATTTAGTTTTGTCTCCATACTTTGAAAAACTTTCTAAAGAATGTGTGATGCAAAAGATGAATTTTGATATTCAACTATATAAGACTGGTATAGATGATACTACTTTAGAGCATTTTAAAAATTTATTCATATATGAATTTTAATCAAGCCAAGATATAAAATCACGAATATTCATATATCCTACTTTTCTTTTAATTTCATTTTCATTTTTATCCACAATAATTGTGCAAGGTATGGATTTAACTCCATATTTTCCTGCAGTACTTTGATTTTTATCAACATTTATTTTAACGATAATTGCATTATGAGATTCCACAGCACTAATTGACCTACTTGAAGTTAATGTATCATGCTCAAATTTTTGACACCACACACACCAATTTGCTCCAAAAACAAGAATTATTGATTTGTTTTCTTTTTTTGCTGTTTTTTTCGCATTTTCATAAATGTCATCTTTTTGAATGACAACATCTTTAGATGTTTGATTTATAGATATATTTTCACTTTTATTTGAATTAGTGTTTCTTGTTAAGAATATCAAAGCAAGACATATAGATGCTAAAAAAATATTGATTACATTTTTCATTTGACTCCTAATATGTCATGAATATTCTAGATATAGATTCTACAATTTCTTTTGTATCTTGAGTCGGAGCAAAATATTCATCCCATTCAGATGGTTGAACTTTCCATGAATGTTGCCTTATTGTTGAATCTATATTGTATCCCCAACAACGAATTAATCCTTTTTTTTGATTCCACGATAAGTCTATATTAAATTGTTCTGCTCTACCACCAGTAGGAGCTTCAACGCCATGTCCTCTAAATTCAAAAACATATTTGTGATAGTTTTCACTCTTCTTGTACATCCCAATTGGAAACATACAATAAGATGGAAATACCTTTCTTACATTGTTAAAAATTTTTAGAGATAATTTATCAAATCCTTCAAATTGAACATTTGGAGAATCAATAAGCTGTTCATTTAAATTAACTAGATAATTGTGGATTTCAGAAGCATATATTTCTTCTCTTGTATTATGATATCCTTCATCCAAAGGAAATACTTTTTTGCAAATCCAAGCACTTTCACCAACAGCATCAATAACTTTTCTTCTAGCAATAATCTTGTAAGAACCCAAAGGAGTTAATTGTAATTGCAATGCACCAGCTTCATCGCCCCATTCTATAAGGTTTTGAAATTTGGGGTTTGCTATATAATTTCCAATTTCTGGTGTAGAAAGTAATTCTGAAATAATTTTGCTTGAACTAATAGTATTAATGGGCATATTGCCTTCAGATGGCTTAGTTCCACCAGCTGGTTTTTTTAATCTTTCACCAAATCCAAAGTCAGCCCATTCTTTTAAGCTGATAAATTTTTTGAAGCTATACATAATTATATATAGATTAACAAAAGGATAAAAATGAAACGATTTAAAGTTTGGATTGAAGCAAAACAAGAAAAATTAAAAGATTATTTAGATGTTGTTTTAAATTCTCTTAATTTAGACACAAAAAAAGGAGCATCTACGCCAATAGATTCTTTAAATCAACAAAATCTAATGGCTAAATTAGAAAATTTGGAAGTTTATAAATTGTTGCCTACAAAAACAAAAGATTTGATTCGTAAAAAAATTGAAAGCGATAATAAAGGCACAGTTCTTGATATTATAAAAACAATGGCTGGATATCAATAAGATTGTGCAATAATATCAATTAACTTTCTATTAAACAATGTTCTTTTAGCTAAATCATTTTTCATGGGTGTCTCAGTTGTCAAATATGGAAAACCCATGTCGTGAATTCCATTTTCAATAGAACATTTGTGTTTAGGCTCTGATTCTATTCTTTGTTTTTTTGGATGAGATATCAAACCATTAATGCATTTATCGCCATGTATTTCTCCATCAAGTATGGGAAAATAAGACGATGCTTCTCTTACGCATTTATCCCAAAGAGGTTTTTTATCTTCGTCTGAGTAGTAAGAATAAAAACCATCTGTAGATTCATCTTCATGTAGTGTCCAGAATAAAGATGGCTTCATTTTCTTCGCCAATTCTAGAATACTTTTAACTTCTGGTTGTTTTATACGATGACACATATCTCGATTCAAATCGTTCCCCTCATCAGTAAATCTGTTATTGGATATAAATCCAGTTGGATTTAGAATAGGAAAAAACTCAAGTGTTATATCTTTGGGAAATTTACCTCTTGATAAGTAATCGATAATTCCAGTGATTCCACCTATTTCATTACCATGAATTCCACCGACTATAAAAATTGATTTTGATTTGTCGGGATTAATGGTGGCTCTGTATATTGGAAAATTATTTTCACAAAGAGTTACCAATTTAACTTTTGGAGTGCATCGAACAAGCCTAGAAACATAGGCATCATAACGATTCGAATCAGATTTAAAAAATTCTTTGAATTGCATATTTTTATTTATGAACATTTACCTTTATAATTTAGCATGCGAAGCAAAAAAAGCAAAAAACAGATAAAAAAACTTTCCGACAAGAGTTGTTATTTTTGTCGAGAAAGCGATTATGATCTTCTAGATGTGCATCGTATAATTGAAGGAAAAGATGGTGGAAAATACCATGAAATGAACACAATAACAGTTTGCTGTTTATGTCACAGAAAAATCCACTCAGGTAAAATTAAAGTTTTTAGAAAGTATACAACAACTTTAGGAAGAATTGTTCTTCATTTTGAAGATGAAAATGGCGAAGAAAAATTTGAATGATCATACTTCAAAAGGATTCAAATCTGAAATTTTAACATTATAACAGTCTGCTTTTACAGTGAAATTATTGTCTGGATCAAAATCTCCTTTTTTAAGAAATTTTGCTTTTTTATAATATTCATCTTTATCAAGCCATCCTAAGATGTAAGCTTTATGCCATGTATCATTACTGAATTCCAATCTAACAAATGCATATTTTGTGCATATTTGATGTGTGTTTAAAGCTGCAATAGAACATTCATAATGTGGTCTTGGTCTAGATGTGCATCTTTTGGTTTTTACATCCCAAAGTATGTTGTCTTCAATAATGTCATAATCATAAGTGTTATTTATAATTCCTTTTATAACTTCATTTGCAACTTGCTCTCCAATAAAGCCAGCTATATTTCCCATCCCACTGGTAATAGAGTTTCTTATCTCTCCCATTTCCAATGATTTTTTTGTGGCACGAATGATCATTTCTTGAGTAATTTCTATTTCAATCATTCATAAGTTCCTTAAGAAAAATTTAATTTTATCATCATCTTTTGTTATTGTGTAGATTCTTTTCTTCGATGTTTCTGTCAAATACTGAAGCTTTTCTTTTTTAGAGCTTTTTGTTCTGCATTCTTTTAGTATTGGTTCCAATCCACATAAGAATATCCAAATTCTAAATGTACTTTCGTTCAATTTAGAAGAAATCAGTTTGTAAAATTTAGTCCAATTTATTTTCAACGAAGCAAATATTTTCTTGTATCTTTCAGACATACATTCTATTTGTCTTTCGTAATATTCTTTTTCAAATTCTGGAATTATCATATATCTGTCGTTTCGTTGACCACAACATTGTGTCCTTGTTCTCGTAGAATTTTGATGCGTTTCTTGCTATGTTCTAACAAATATGGATTGATATTAAAAACAAAATCATAATAATTTAGTTCTTCTTTATCTTTTGCAGTTCTCAACCCACGACCCATTCTTTGAATGATTTGATGATCTGCTTGACCACCTGCAGCATTTATAAGCGAATGAATAAAAACATTAATACCAGTATTGAATATTTGTTGTGTCGCAATTGCAATCAAAGATTTTTTTGATTTTTGAAGCTGTTGAATTACTTCCTTCCTAGTGTCTGCATTATCTTTACCTTGAACCCATAACGAATTTGGAATCATCTTGTTTAGAATGTCTCCATGTGCAATTCGATCAACAAGAATCAATGTCCTTCCTTTGCATTTTTTGGCAAGTCTGGTAACTATGTCATTGAAATAAAAATTTTCTGCAATGCCTCTTGTGACTGCATCAAGATATATGTCGTAAGGAATACTTGGCTCATTGATAGGATAAAAATTGCAATTACTTGAAGATAAAATTCCTCTTTCTTGAAGTTGTGCCGTGGTAAGGACTCCATTGACAGATGATTTTATTTTCAATATAGGTCCAAAATATCCTTTCACTTGGTGTTTTTGAACTTTATCTTTTTCTCCAAATTTGAAAGGCGTTGCAGATATTGCAATTCTAACGCTCGTACTTTTAAGTTTTTTGTATACATCTATTGGAGTTTTAGACATCATGTCATGTATTTCATCAACAATAAGAACTTTAAATCTACTTAAAGCTTTATCTATTTTTTTTACAGACATTACGCTGGCGACAGTTACTATGTTTGGCTCAATTACACCGCCCCACAATCTTCCAAGATTAGGAATATCCCATTTTTTTAATTCAGCGTAGTTTTGTTCTGCAAGACCTACACGATTTTGAAGAATTAATGTTGGTGTTTTTGGAGGCAATGATTTTAATATGCCCAAAAGAATTAAAGTCTTACCAGCCGAAGTAGGTGCGAATACAATTCCTCGTTTATGCTTTATGGCTTGGCTTATAAGTTCAACTTGATAATCATGAAGTTTTATTGGTTCAAGTCCTTTTGGTAGCCACTGATTGAGAAAATTTTCTTCAATTAAATTTTCTGAAAATTTAAATTCTGATCTATTATCTTGAATTTCATATTCAATATCGAAATGCTTCAGTGCAGCAGAAACTTCTGGAATAAGACCAGTCAAAAATCTTCCTGTTTCTTTTTTAAAAAATTCTGTGTAACCATCCCAAAGTCGCTGTTTATACAGTCTGCTATGAAAGTAGTTCCGTTCACGAAAACGCAGACAATCCCACAAAGTTTGTTTGATTTTATGATTGGTTGTTAAAAGTTGACAATAATCGTTATCAATCACCAGCAAAGTGGTCATATTTGTCTCCAAAAAGATATTTTCTTATATTTAGTCAATTTATTCAATATCGTTTTTAAAAAAAGCTTCATAAATATCCAAGGAGGAAGAAAATATGAGTGATGATTATACAATTTTAAATCCCGGCATAGGCGGGGATGTCATGGATGAAACAGCAGTATCTTATGATGCTGCTCCGCTTGTTAGAAAAAGACCTCGTGTTGTTGTGACTGGAGAAGGTGCCGATGATGTTGTCACCACAACAGGAACTTTGCCAAATGATGGAGACATTGGTTTAGTTGTTAGAGAAGCTAGGAAAGGGCAATCGACAAGTGCAAACAGTATACCAGTTGTAGTCGCTTCAGATCAAACAGTTGGAAGAAGCAATGTAATTGTATTTCAAGAAATTATTGGAACATCGGAAACGCAACTTTCAGATAACGCAATATCATTATCAGTAACAATAAAATCTATGGACTCTAATAATGGAGTTGTATATTTAGGAATTTTTGGTGTAACAAACTCTAATGGATTTGAATTAAGCGCTGGAGAAAGCATTTCGATTTCTATTGATAATACTAATAGATTGTATGCAATAGCGAGTTCAATTAACCAAAAACTTTGTATTATAGGTATATAAATTATAAAAAACTTATATAAGAAATAAAAATAATCATGTTTATAGGCGCAACAAATTTTAATTCTGGAAAAAATAAAGGACCAACAGGACTAACAGGAGCAACTGGCTTTACTGGAGAAACTGGAGCGACTGGTTTCACTGGACAAACAGGTGTGGCTGGTTTTACTGGCGATACTGGTGCTACAGGACAAACAGGTGTGGCTGGTTTTACTGGCGATACTGGTGCTACAGGACAAACAGGTGTGGCTGGTTTCACTGGTCAGACTGGAACTACAGGACAAACTGGAACTACTGGTGCAACTGGTGCTGGAGCTACTGGTGCGACTGGAGCAACAGGACCTGCATCTAACATCCTTCCGATAAGTGGCAGCGTATATCAAACTCCTTCCACCATTGCTGTATCTAGTGCCACTCCAGTAACAGTGGTGACTTTCACTTTGCCATCTGCTGGTACTTGGGATGTTGCTTATTGGATGCGTGCGCAAAGTTTGGGTGGAGCATTTGCTGGTGAGTTTTTATTGTATGACTCATCAGGTACAGCTGTTCCAAACAGCCAAATATTATCATATTACAATACCATTGTTGCTGCTCAGTCTAGTACTGGTACTGGACGAATAATCATTACTACTACTGGTAGTGAAACTTACACTATGCGAGCCTTTGCCAGCACTGGAGCTTTTGATAGCTTTAACGACAGTAACGGCACAACTGGTGTGACTTATGTACAGATTACTGGTGGTTACATAGGTGCTACTGGTTCCACTGGTGCCACAGGTCAAACAGGATCAACTGGCACTACAGGTCAAACAGGATCAACTGGTGTTGGTTTAACTGGTGCAACAGGTGCAACTGGTCAGACTGGAACTACTGGCGAAACTGGGACTACAGGCGAGACCGGAACCACGGGAAAAACTGGCACTACTGGATTTACTGGTGCTACTGGAGAGACAGGAACTACAGGCGAGACAGGTGCTACTGGTCCTACAGGCGCAACTGTTGGCGAAACAGGTGCTACAGGACATACAGGAACCACTGGTCAGACTGGAGCTACAGGCGAGACTGGAGCTACAGGTTTTACGGGTTTTACAGGACAAACTGGAACCACTGGCGATACTGGCACGACTGGTCAAACAGGCACTACAGGACAGACTGGAACTACAGGTGAAACAGGTTTTACTGGCTTTACTGGTGAGACTGGAGCAACTGGTCAGACTGGAACTACGGGTCATACTGGTACGACTGGCGAAACTGGATCGACAGGACCAAGAGGCGAGTCTACTGGAGAAACATATTATTTCAATTATTCTGTGGCATCTGATGTAAGTGGTTACAAAGAACTTTCTATAAATCCAATTGCAACATCTCAACAGATAGTAACAACATCTTTGGCTGGAAGTACAAACGATATACTCATCGCCAGCTTCATAACGCCAGAATTAGGATTTTCGGTCATACCCGGTGGATCTCAGTTGTTTCACCAGCATTTCCTCAAGCCAGCTTCAAATGACCATATACAAACTTACATCACAATACAATTGGCAGATTCTTCTGGTACACCGATAGGACCAATATTATCAACAAATTCTCCATTGATAGGTTGGGTTGATTCTGTTAATGCAGTAGAAGTCTTAATGGACTTAGTGTTGACGACCACCACCATAGATCCTACCAATCGCATGATTGTCAAGATCTACGCCAACAACGATGATTCTTCAGTTCATTCGTTGAAATGGTATACCGAAGGAACTGCATTTTATTCGTTCGTAAGAACAACTGTAAGTGTAGTACCAGTTACAGGAACTACAGGACAGACTGGAGCTACTGGCGAAACAGGAACTACAGGTCAGACTGGTGCGACTGGCGAAACTGGAGCCACTGGCTCAACAGGTGCTACTGGCGTTGGTTTGTTGTATTCGAATCTATTTGAAGACAAAGATGCAACATTCGATGTTTTGTCCTTCTCGGACACAATTGGAGTTTCTTTGTTTTGTGATTACTATATCATAAACAACACATATGACAGCTATCGTGCTGGAACCATAGTCGCAGTCTGGAACAAAAATTTAAATATCATAACATTCACCGACAATTCGACAAACGATTTGAATGGATCTACTTCTGATCTTTATTTCTCGATGTCGATTGTGGATAACGATGTGATACTGACTTCAAATATAACCAACGATTCTTGGTCTTTAAAAGTATCTTATAAAATATTGTAAATTTTTCACCGAACTACATATTTTCACCGATAACAAATTTATTGTTTTGCTTACAGCCAATACATAGAGATAAGTATTCAAACATACAAAAAAAGGAGTTGACATGGCAAATGAATTCGTGATCAGAGATGGCTTTATTAGCCTTGGTGGAGTTACATTACCGTATGTTGCAAAAACAGAAACTTACACAATAGCACAAAAAGATTATTTTATAGATTGTGATGGAACTTTCACTGTTACTTTGCCTACCGCTGTCGGTATCAAGGGCAAGATATATATCGTGAAGAACAGTGGTTCTGGATCAATCACCCTTGCAACGACAAGCTCGCAAACGATTGATGGTTCTCTTACAAAAACTATTTCGCAATATAAAAGTTTCCAAGTCCAGAGTAATGGTGCGAATTGGGTTATAGGTGGGGTCGATGGTGCTACAGGTGAAACTGGAGCGACTGGCTTTACTGGTTTTACAGGCGAAACTGGAGCGACAGGCTTTACTGGCTTTACAGGTTTCACTGGTGAAACTGGAGCAACTGGCTTTACTGGCTTTACTGGTTTTACAGGTTTTACAGGTGAAACTGGAGCAACTGGCTTTACTGGCTTTACTGGTTTTACAGGTGAAACTGGAGCAACTGGCTTTACTGGCTTTACTGGCGAGACTGGAGCAACTGGTTTTACTGGCTTTACTGGTTTTACAGGTGAAACTGGAGCGACTGGCTTTACTGGTTTTACAGGTGAAACTGGAGCGACTGGTTTTACTGGCTTTACTGGTGAAACTGGAACTACTGGCGAAACTGGAGCAACAGGCTTTACTGGTTTTACAGGCGAGACTGGAGCAACTGGCTTTACTGGTTTTACAGGTGAAACAGGAACCACTGGCGAGACTGGAGCAACAGGCTTTACTGGTTTTACTGGCGAGACTGGAGCAACAGGCTTTACTGGTTTTACAGGTGAAACAGGAACTACTGGCGAGACTGGAGCAACAGGCTTTACTGGTTTTACTGGTGAAACTGGAGCAACTGGCTTTACTGGTTTTACAGGCGAGACAGGAACTACTGGCGAAACTGGAGCAACAGGCTTTACTGGTTTTACTGGCGAGACTGGAGCGACTGGTTTTACAGGTGAAACAGGAACTACTGGTGAAACTGGAGCAACTGGCTTTACTGGTTTTACTGGTGAAACAGGAACTACTGGCGAGACTGGAGCGACTGGCTTTACTGGTTTTACTGGCGAGACTGGAGCAACTGGTTTTACAGGTGAAACTGGAGCAACTGGTGAAACTGGAGCAACTGGCTTTACTGGTTTTACTGGTGAAACAGGAACTACTGGCGAGACTGGAGCAACAGGTTTTACTGGAGAAACAGGAACTACTGGTGAGACTGGCGCAACTGGCTTTACTGGAGAAACTGGTGCTACAGGCGAGACTGGAACCACAGGCGAAACTGGTGCTACTGGCGAGACTGGAACTACAGGTGAAACTGGCGCTACAGGCGAAACAGGAACTACTGGTGAGACAGGAACCACAGGCGAAACTGGTGCTACAGGCGAGACTGGAACCACAGGCGAAACTGGTGCTACTGGCGAAACTGGTGCTACAGGCGAGACTGGAACTACAGGTGAAACTGGTGCTACTGGCGAGACTGGAACTACAGGTGAAACTGGTGCTACTGGCGAGACTGGAACTACAGGTGAAACTGGTGCTACTGGCGAGACTGGAACTACAGGTGAAACTGGTGCTACTGGCGAGACTGGAACTACAG